ATTTGTCCGCTTGGTAGTACCCGTACCAGGTGAGGGATTCCCCATGAGTGTGGAGAGCGCAGCCGCTGAATTAAGCAAGCCTTCGCAAGTGTTGGCAGTCAAGCAGATATGGAATGAATTGGATATGCCACCTCGCCAGTTGATTGAGTCGTTCGTGAAGAATGAGGCCACGATGAAAGCTGGGCGGATAATTTCATCCTTCCCAGACGCCCGATTCTTGGTTAAATTTTCCACGTACACTTTAGAATTCCGCAACACAGTTTTCCATGCTGAATGGAATCGACACTGGTTTTGTCCTGGTCTCACGCCACCTGAGATCGCAACCAAGGTGTGTGACTATGTTGCTAGTATACACACACCGGTAGAGGGAGACTTTTCCAATCTTGATGGTACCATATCAATGTGGCTGCAGAGGCATGTCATGAATGCCTTATATTTACGCTGGTGTCACCCGGATTTTCAACCTGAATTGCAGAAATATTGCGACATGATGATTACCTGTCCGGCTAGAGCTAAGCGCTTTGGTTTTAGGTATGATGCAGGTGTCGGGGTCAAGAGTGGTTCACCAACCACTTGTGACTTAAACACCGCAGTCGGAGCATTTGTCATGTTTTGTTCGATACGACAGCAATTTCCGGAGTTAAAGCCAGATGAGGCGTTTCAGTTGATAGGCCTTGCATTCGGAGATGACGGCCTGTTTGACCGAATGTTTTCAAAGTGGTGGAATAAGTCCGCCTCAGATTGTGGGTTGACCCTGAAAGTGGAAGCATATGAACCGGAGCATGGAGTATGTTTTCTTGCCAGGGTTTTCCCTGATCCTTGGTCGACGCCAACATCTTTTCAAGACCCTTTGAGAACTTGGCGGAAGTTGCACCTCTCAACGCGTGATAAAACCGTTCCGTTGGAGGATGCAGCCTGTGATCGGCTTGAAGGCTATATGGTAACTGACTCGTTAACACCAGTCACCTCTCAGTACGCTGAGATGGTCCTACGTTGTTACCATAATACTTCTACTAAAACTAGAAGGGATCGCCGCAGATGCCGAGATCAGGAAAAGCCATACTGGTTGATTACGGGCGGAGCGTGGCCCCAAAGATATGAGGATATTGCGTTAATGGAGCACTGCATTGCTAGTCGAACCGGCTTTAATGTTGAGGTCATTCGTGATCTTGCAGTGCGTTTAACGACAATTTCCGATCCTTGGTCAGTCCCTACCCTCAATCGGGATGAAGAGCCATGTCCCTATCAGGACACGCTCGATGTAGATGCGCAACCATCCGAGGGACTGGTGGACCCACGTAACTTCGAATCTGACCAACATGTCATCCGTGCACAAGCAAGTCGAGGAGTTCCCGAAGCGCCTGAGGACCATGGCCAACGAGTACGGCAGAGTGCTGCAGTTCGTTCAGGGCATGGGCCACGTAGGCGTGAAAACCGGCCAAGACATCGCCGCATTTCGCGACTTCCTCGGCACGCAGGCGACCAAGGCGGAGCGAGCAACAGCCAGCTTTCTCCACAAGCCTCCGGTCCGGGAAGCTTTGAGCGCCGTGGATCTGGGCCTCCTACACCAAGGCCCAGGCAACGGCGCCGAAACCAGCAAAGATCCCAGCCGCAGCCCAACTAAGCTTTAATCGGATTTCGTGTTGGATGGC